CCCTGCACGTACAGCCTCCAGGACTTCGGCGGGCCCTTCTCCGTCACGCTCCAGGTCCAGGACGCCGTGGGGGCGCTGGCATCCAAGACCTACTCAATCGTGCTGTCCCCCGCCGCCCTCCAGGTCGGGCTCCCCGACCAGCCCCTCATCTACGCGGGGCAGTCCTTCCGGATGGAGATCCCGATATTCGGGGGCAAGTCGCCCTACACCGTCACGGGCTTCTCGGACGACGGGATGTTCTCCCTCTCCCCTCCCTATCCTCCCGCCAATGCCGAGGCTTTGGAAGGCGGGCAGTTCGAGGTCGAGATCAACGTCCCCAACACGAAGGCCGGGACGCACTACTTCGTCGTGACGATCCAGGACAGCGCTTCTGCCACGGCGTCCAAGACCGTCTACTACACGGTAGGCCGGGAGGTCAGCAACATCGTGGTGTCCCAGCCAGCCTTCGACCACGACTGGGGGACCGGCGACACCGAGTCCCTGGGCTATCCGATAGAGGGACAGCTCGGGGGATTCCAGCTCAACTTCGGAAGGTCGCTGGTCATCCCATCGGCCTCCTTCTCCCGGCCCAGCGGCCTGACGGCCACCGTCTATCCGTCCTCCCCGCCCTCCACGTCGCCCCCGGTCTCCCCGCCGCTCGCGGCCCCCGCCGTGGAGGTAATCGGGCCGCCGAGCGCCTTCTGCAACTCGGAAGTCCGCTTCCCGTTCCCGCTGACGAACGGCGCTGCCATCGTGACGACCATCTCGCAGGAATTCACCCTGCTGACGCAGAGCGCCCTGGTGTCGACGTACACCCGCCCCTACATCGTGGGCGACTTCGTCGCGCTTAACCCGCGGAGGCCCTATTTCAATTCGCCCGAGATTTCCATCACGCCCGGCATCGTCGTCAGGGTGCAGTCCGGCTCGGCGCTTCCCCCCGGGATTTCCCTCGACCAGGACACGGGCCTGGTCTACGGGACGCTGGTGGGCACGTACGGGTCGCTCCTCGGCGGGGGCAATGCCAGCATCCTGGAATACGTGGACTCCAACGGCGTGGTCCAGGGGACCGTCACGGTCTATTGGGACACGCTGGCGAGCGCCTTCACGCTCAGTTCCGGCCTCCCTTCCGGCAGCATACAGAAGGTCTACACCGGGACCATCACCACCACGTCCTCGTCCAACCTGGCCTCGGCGTCGGTCTATCGCGGCGTCCTCCCCGCCGGGCTGTCGCTCTCCGTCACCGGCACGAGCGTCGTCCTGAGCGGGACCCCCGCGGAGGCGGGGTACTTCGACCTGTGGATCAAGGCGGCCAACGTGGACGGGCATTCGGCGTACGTCTACCAGAGGCTCGCCGTGACGTATGCCACCCCGCTGGTGATACTGACCTCCACCCTTCCCGCCATCGTCATCAACCAGGCATATTCCCAGGCCCTGCAGGGATACGGGGGCGTCCCCGCCTACACGTGGTCGAGCGACATGGCGTCCAGCGCGGCGGCATTGGTGCCCTACATAACCCTCGATGCGTCCACCGGGGTGCTCTCGGGGACCGTCACCGACGCCACGCTCAACGGGCACAACTATAACGTCACCTTCACGCTCACCGACAGCAACGGGACCGTGGTAACGAGGGTCGTCACCCTCAGCGTGAACAACGCCCTGGTCATCACCACGACCGCCGTCGCCCCCATAACCCTCGCCAGCCCCTACTCGTTCACGATGCAGGCGGCGGGCGGGATTCCTCCATACCACTGGTCCGTGACCGTTGGCTCGCTGCCCACCAGCATCACTATGAACGATTCCGGGGTCATCTCGGGCACTACCGCCGACAGCGGGTACGGCACGGAGTACGTGACGTTCCAGGTCACCGACTCGACCTACGTGCCCACGCCCACCACGAGCCTGCCCGTCACGGTCGGCGCAGTCGCGGGGATGACCATTGACCCGAGCGGCGTGGGGACGATCAACCGTGGGTCGTTCTACCTGGGGACCCCGGCGGTCGACGGCACGTTCACGACGCCGGTGTCGTGGACGGTCACCGCGGATTCCCCCAACCCGCTTCCGTCCGGCCTCACGCTGACCCCCAGCTCGTCGGACAGCGGGGCGACCGCACGCATCGTCGGGCTCTACACGGGGGCGGCGTTCGCCGGATACCTCGTCAAGGTCCAGGCCGTGGACATCGCGGGCCACATGGCGACCGCCACGCTCAGCCTCATCGCGTCGTCCAACCTGGCGATAACCACCCTGTCCCCCCTTCCCACGGCGGTCGTGGGCACGGCCTACCAGCCGGGAGGAAGCCCGTTCCAGTTCGCCGCCTCAGGCGGCGGCTCCCCGAGCGGGGGCACCCCCTCCTACACGTGGGCCATCACGGCCTCCCCGGGCGGCTTCCCGTTCAGCCTGAGCAGCGGCGGCGTCCTCACGGGCACGCCCGGCGTGAACAATACTTGGACCTTCACCGTGCAGGTATCCGATGCCATGAGCCCGGCCGATACGGCGAGCGACGACTTCACGATCACGGCATCGTCCAGTACGCTTGCCATATCCACCGCCTCCCCGCTCCCCAGCGCGACGGCAGGGGTGGCGTACTCCACGATCCTGGCGGCCACGGGCGGTACGCCTCCCTACGCATGGGCCCTAGTGGGCGGGTCCCTGCCGACTGGCCTGTCCCTGAGCTCGGGCGGCACGATCAGCGGGACGACCAATGTGGCCGGGAACGTGAACATCACGGTGCAGGTCACGGACGGCGCGAGCACCGTCGTGCAGAAGGCGTTTGTGCTCCCCGTCAATGTCGGTCTTACCCTGCATGCCGGGGTGGACTACGTCGACTCGCTCAGCCTGGGAATCCTTGGATACGTCGCCACGGGCAATGCCGATACCATTAGCCCCCGTACGAACCGCTCGTTCTACATCGTTGCCACGGGCGTGATCGCCACCTCCCCGAGCCAGCTCCTCGTGACGGTCCCATCCGGCTATACGTCGGTCGTCGAATCAGTATCCGGAGGCACGGCATACATCAGGCTTAGCGGACCCTTTGCGTCGGGCTTCATCGGGAGCAACACGCTGAACGTGGGCGTCACGGACGTGGGCGGGATCAACGCCTCCGGGTCGTTCACCTGGATAGTCTATGCCAACGGGGCGCTCCGGCCCGCCCCGGGCAACGGATCCATCCCGGCCTACGGCGTCCCCCTGCTCGAAGGGACAAGCGCAAGTTTGCCGGTATACAACGATCCGAACAACCCGACCTTCACGTTCCAGCAGTACAACGGGCAGAACGTCGACAAGCCCTCCGCGGCGACGGCGGACTTCTCCCTGACGGGGGACAACAGCAGCTACCAGGGGAAGGTGGGCTTCGGGTTCGACGGCACGAACTTCTCCCTGTCCTACGGCGGGGCGGGCTTCGATTCGCACGTGGCCCTCACCAACCTCGCCCTGTCGGACGAGGACATTGCCTGGTTCAACTCGGCGAACAAGAGCTTCGACACGTTCGCCGTGACCTCGGGAGGAGGGGGGAAAAGCCAGGCGCTCCCGGTCCTCTACATGGTCAAGCCCACGGTGGCGTCCGTCACGCCGAACCCTCTGACCATACCGACGAGCAACATCTCCACGGTAACTGCAGGTCCTAACTTCCCGAGGAGTGGAACTGGATGGACCAATGCGTCCGCCATCGAGGCGAACACCGATGCATATGCAAGCGTCCAGCTCAACAATCAAGGAGCCCCGGAACTCGTAGCCCAGGACTTCGGGTTCAACATACCGTTGAACGCCACGATCACGGGTCTGTCGATAACGATCAAGAGACAGTTGATTGGGGGTATTTCTCCGACACTCAGCACTGTGGTGGTTTTCGTCGGAAATCAAGTTCAGACGGTCGGCAATCTATCCTGGCCCTCCAGTGCAGGAACCATCACCTTTGGATCGCCGACCGAGACGTTTGGGTTCACCAACCTGACGCCGACCAACTTAAACGCATCAATTTTCGGCTTGTGGATCACGGTCGTGTCGCTCGGGAGCACTTCTTTGGGCGTGTACTATGTGACGATGTCGGTGACCTACAAAGTCCCCAACTACAGCAACATCGTCGTCGCCCTCAGCAAGCCCTTCTCGCCGCAGCAGCAGGGGACGGCCAGCGGGACCGGGAACAGCATATCGGCCTCCGCCACCATGAGCAACGGGGTCACGGTCGTGGGAGTCACCCCGAACTACGACGGCGGCGGATGGCTGACGGGATGGACGATAGAGGCCCAGTTCCCGTCCGGCACGGGGACCGTCGTCTCCGTCCTGAGCATGACGGTGGGGGGCGTCGTCACGTACATGGGCGGCACCAGCATGCTTTTCGCCCAGGCCATCTCGTACATCAGCGGGGCGGTCGCCACGATAACCGCTAATCGCGGCTAGGACCTGACCTGCGGGTCAAATCGGCTGGTTTAGGCAAGCTAGGGTTAAAATGGCGGGATATCCTTGGAAATACGGCTACGCCGGGCCGCCCTTCAACTGGCTCGGGAATTTCTCGATGACCCAGTGGCAGGCGATGAAGAAGTGGGCGGGCCTGCGCCAGGGGGACGTGGGGGAGGTCTCGACCTTCCACCGCATCCGTGCCCAGCAGCTCCGCAAGACGGCGGGCATCCTGGAGGAGTACTATTCCTCGGTGTATCCCAGCGAGCAGGGAACGTACGGGGAGAAGCTGGCCCCGACCTTCCGCAAGGAGACGTGGCAGCCCGGGGAGCAGGGGCACTTCAACTACGCCTCCGGGGACGACCAGCTTCCCATGGTCCTGGTGGGGAAGGTGAAAAGGCAGATGAAGGAGATGCTCCAGAGGCACGAGGACGCGGTCTACTACATGAACCAGGTCCGCTGCCTCGTCGAGAAGCACGAGGACTGGGCCCAGTACGCCAACGACTTCGTCAATCCCCCCGCGGATGCCGACCAGGGCAGCCCCGAGGGCCTGCAGGCCATCCTCTCCAAGGTCGATGGCTACTTCTCCAAGCCCGAGTACCAGACCGTGCTGGTCGACGACACCGTCCTATACAAGGGCCAGCCGTATGCCAGGGTGCATCCTGCCGACCCGCCCACGATCTTCGAGCTTGAGCAGGTGAACCACAGCCCGGTCGGGACGCCCCTCGGGGTAGTGGACAGGGGGCAGATCGACCCATGAGCTACGACTTCAACACGCGGACGGCCCCCTGCCCCCATGTCATCTCGGAGGAGAGGTACATCGTCGACGCGAAGGACTTCAGGACGCTCCACCTGGCCGCGAACACCTCCCTCAACATGAGGGCACCCATAAACGGGCAGAGCACCCTCACCCTGCGCATCAGCGGGACCCTCGTCCAGCCCGACGACCCGACCTACGGGTACGACATCCTGGCGGACGAGAACCGGCTGCAGACCAACGACCAGTTCTACAAGGTCATGTTCAGGAAGCCGGTGCGCTGGTTCGTCCCCCTGATCGAGGCGGGGTACATCACCCGCCAGCCGTACTGCCTGAGGTGCAGCGCCCAGGGGCAGCTCAACGACCTCAAGATGTCGGGGATCGGGGGGCTCCTGAGGGTCGTGAACACCGACAAGCTGATCCAGAAGGTGCTGAAGTTCGTGCTGACCTCCAGGTGCTCCTTCTATCCCCAGTTCACCTGCAAGATCAAGGACTACGTGGGGAAGAAGTTTGGCAACGCCATAACGGAGGCGGACGTGTCCTCGCAAATCCTGGACGCCCTCCAGGACATTAAGAGCGTGCAGGCCGCCCAGAGGACCGTCCAGGACCTGAGCCTCCAGGAGATGCTCAAGGACGTGACGGGGATATCCTCCTCCATGCCCGACCCGACGTCGGTGAGCGTGGAGTGCTCGATCACCAGCTACGGGGTGCAGTCCTCCCCGCTGCCGGTCAATTTCACGGTATCGTCTACTAGAGACAGGGTAGGGAACTGATGCAGCCACCAATCTCGGGAAGCGCCTTGACGCTCGTCACGCCGGTCCTCCAGGCTGGAGCCACCTCCATGTCGGTGGACTCGACCGTCCTTCCATACGACGTCCTGGCCGACTCCTCCTACGTCCGGCTTGAGGTCTCGATCTACGGGACCGTCACCATAAACGGCGCACCCCTGCCCCCCGTGTCCGGAAAGACGCATTTCGTCGGCACCATAGCCATAGACACGCAGGGCGAGCAGGCGGTCCTCCAGTTCCTGGCCAGGAACTACGATCCCATGCAGATAATGACGTGGGCGGGTAGGACCCTGTATGCCGTGGGCTTCCGGTTCGTGGACGCCAACGGGTACGTGCAGGCCGTCACGGCGGCCACCGGGCCCACCGGGGCCTCCCAGCCCGTCGTCTTCACCCCTGCGGGGATCGCCCAGGACCTCCCCGCCACCATCACGCAGGACGGCGGCACCACGTGGAAGAACATGGGCCTCTACGAGGTGAGCCCCACGGTCGGCTTCACCGTCATACCGTTCGTCAGCGGCTCCAGCGCCGTAATCGGCCCCCCGAGCGGCATAAGCTCCTACAAGTCCCAGGTGGCCTGCCGGGTGGAATGGCTGATGCCGACCTTCCCGGGGACCATGGGGACCAAGGTCATGCTCTCCACCGACCCTGCCGGGGTCAGCCCGCCGTACGTCCAGTACGGGGACGTGGTCCCCACCAGCGCGGTCAGCCGTACCAGCACGCAGGTCATCGACAGCTCCACCTCCACGAGCTACGACCCGAAGACCGGCACGCAGGTTATCACCACGGTCAACCAGACGCAGGAGTTCACCTACAACTACGTGGACATACTGCCCTCGGCGGTCAACGGGGCAGCCAAGTTCTATGCCATGCTCTCGACGGTCGTTCAGGATCCGTTGACCAGCGTGGTGTTCGAATCCCAGCAGAACGGGCCCGTGACGTGTGGGTTTGCCGACCTGTCCCTGGTCAGCCCCACCGACTTCCTCGCCCTCCAGCGCAAGGAGGACATCGCCGGCCGGCTCATTGCCTACATGACGCAGCTCTACCCGGACCTCGACTTGACCCCCCGCTCGGAGCCCCGCGACCTGCTCATCGACCCCGTGGCCATAGAGCTGTCCAACATGAGCGTCAGGGAATGGTTCGCCAGGGTGAGCCAGTCGGTGTCCGCCATGAGCCAGGTGGACAACGCAAGCGGCAACGGGACCAGCGACCCGTTCAATACCTCCTCCGTCAAGCAGCAGATTTCCCGGGCCTTCGGGCTCAGCGCCAACGACACGCAGACGCTCATCGACAAGCAGTTCGACATCCTCGGGGAAAGCGTGGGGCTCGTTCGCGGAGGGGCCACATCCTCCGTCGTGACCCTCACGTTCTACACCTACGTCAAGCCCACGGTCACGGTGTCGTTTCCCGTGGGCATCCTGTGCGCCACGGTCCCCGATGGCAACACGCCCTCGCTGACGTTCATGACCACGGGCTCCGCCGTGGTGGACAAGGGCTCCGCGGCATCCTTCTACGACCCCGTCAACGGATGGTGGGCGGTGTCGGTCCCCGCATCGTGCCAGACTGCCGGAAGCACCACGAACGCGGGGGCCGGTACGATCCGCACCATAGGCTCCGGTGCCCCTGCGGGCTGGAACATCACGAACCCCGTCGCCGCCACGTTCGGGCAGGACGACGAGATAAACTCCAAGTTCGCATCCCGCATCGCCGTGCGGCAGGTCACGGGCGTCGACTCCGGGACCCGGGACGGCTACCTCACCGCCGCCCTGGCCACTCCGGGCGTGGTGGCGGGGGAGGTGGTGGCGGCAGGGGACGTCGAGATGCAGAGGGACTGGGACCCCATCCGCCAGAAGCACGTCTTCGGTTGCGTTGACGTCTACGTCCAGGGGAACACGTCGTCCGAGGAGGACGACATCGTGGCGTTCCGGTACCAGAACTCCGGGACGTACGGGGCCTACACCAGCTACCTGTTCCTCACCCTGGTCTCCAAGTCCAGCCAGCTCGTGAAGTTCCAGATAGGGAGCGCCGCCTTCCGGGCGCTGCCGTGGCAGCCCTACCAGGGGGTGGAGCTGCTGGTCTCCAGCCTCACGGGCCAGTTCTTCCTCGGCCTCGGCAAGGCGCAGTTCAACAACACGGACGGGTTCCTCATCCTCGACCCCGGCGACATGGCATACCAGGTCACGGGAAGCGGCCCCACGCAAGCCTACGTCCCCTTCCTGATCAACGGCGTCCCGGCAACCAACCTGGCGGCGGTGACGTATGCTGGCGGCTCGGCGAACTACAGCCTGCTCGCCCGCATCCAGTCCCCCCTGTCCGACGTTCCGGAGAACCAGCCCGTGATGAAGGTAAATTCCGTCGTCGGGCAGGCGGGCTATACGGGGGCGGTCCCGGAGGCCCTCGTCACCCTGGTGCACCATTCGGACTTCCTGCTCGACGGGGGGTCCAACCGGGCCGGGGACACCGCGCAGGTCCCCTCCACGGCAAGCAGCCCCCTCATCCTGACCATAGAGGCGAGCGTGCCGGGAGGCGTCCCCCTCCCCGTCCTGATCGACTCGGGGATGGACCTGCCGGTGGACACGAACGGCGTCCCCGGCAACGTCCTGTCCGTCCGTTCCACGGACTCCTCGATACTGTACAGCTTCGGCCCGGGCGGCGACTACGTCATCGTGCCCGCCGGGCCCTACCGCACGTATGCCCTGCTCCCGCAGGTCAAGTCGGTCGCCATCACGCAAGTAAGCATCTCCGGCAACGTCCTGACCGTGGCATGCGCCAACGACTTCGGGACGGGGGCACCCATCCTTCTGGGCGGGATTCCGGCCGCCAACGCGGCGGCGTTCCTCAACGGGGAGACCGTCGTCGTCGTCGCCTCGACCGGCACGGCCTTCACCGCCACCTATCCCGGCAGCGACCTTCCCGCCACGGCGGTGACGGGGACGGCCACGGGAAGCGCCATCCAGGACCAGCAGAAGGTGGTCGTGGCGTACAACAAGTTCGTCGTCAGCGAGAGCCTGAGCTTCGCCTCCGGCGAGGCCCTGACGCTCAACGGGAGCATCCCCAGCGCCCTGGCCAACCAAGGGTTCATCCAGAACGCATGGCAGCCGCCGACCTACGGCACCAGCTACGTCAATCCCCTGGGGGACACGGTCGATGGCACCGTCCTCGTCCTGGACGTCGACCTCATCGCCGCCAGGGTGCCCTACGCAAGCCGCTACGTCAAGGTCCTGTTCCAGAACGGGCAGGATCCCCCGACGTACGAGACGATGGTCGAGGGCGTGGACTTCATCCTTGCCGTGGACCCGATCTCGGGCCTCGCCACGATCCAGAGGAACACGTCCGTCAGCGGGACGAGCCGCATCCCCGATGGCGGGCAGGTCCTCGTGTCGTACTTCTACAACGAGGCCTTCACCGTCGCCACGGAATACCCCGCGTTCGTCCCCATCCTGGCGAATCGGATCGCCAGCACGAAGCATGCCGATGCTGACGTGCTGGTCAAGGCGATGGTCGCCAACCCCGTGGACGTCACGCTGACCGTGGTGCTGGAGCAGGGAATCTCAGCCAGCACGATAGACCCGGCCGTCCGCACCGCCATCGACACGGTGCTGGACAACGCCGAGACGACGCTCTACCAGTCCGAGATCGTCGCCCAGGTGCAGGCGGTCCCGGGCGTGAAGTCCGTCGTCCTGCCCCTCACGAAGTGCGCCAAGAGCGACGGGAGCTACGACGTCGCGGTCGTGATACCCACGGGGACGGCCTGGACCCCGCTTTCCCAGGACCCAGCATTCACCGGGCTGGCGGTCCCGAGCAACAGCTTCATCTCCTCCGGCCAAATTCTTCCGGACAGCACCGTCCCCTCGGGGGGGCCTGCAGACGCCTTCGTCGGGCTGCTCTACCAGGGGCAGGAATACGCCCGCGCCACGTCGGTGCGGGACTTCCTCGACAATGCGGCGACGCCCTCCGTGTCCTCGGAGAACGGCTCGTTCTACATCATAGGGGCCAACGACCAGGTCAGCGCCTCCGCGCCGCTCGCCGCATCCTACGCCCAGAAGGTCATCCTCACGATTCCGGCCGACACGCCGACGCCCTCGCTCAAGAGTTACTTCGTGACCTACGTCGTGGAGGGGGAGACGACGGCGAGCGACGTCGTCCTTTCCAGCACGGAGTACGTCGTGCCGGGCCGCGTCACCATCGGCTACGTGGCGTCGGGGAGCTAGGCATGGGATTCAGGGCGCAGTTCCTCGCTTCGCCGAGGACATTCTACCACGTCACGGAAAGGGATGCCGCGGCGGACATCCTGAAGAACGGCTTTGCGGGAGGATGGGGGGATGCGGGCTACGGGGTATACCTTTACGGCACTCCCTATTCCGCCGAGGAATATGCTGCCAGGGGCGGCTGGGACGGGGAGCTGAAGGACCCCGTCGCCATCGAGGTCAAGGGGGATGACATACGCAAGGTTCCTATCCTCGATCCTTCGTGGGACCCCCACGACTACGAGGACATGTACATGCATCCCATGGGGGAATCCGACGACGAGCGGTGGAAGCCCCGGATGAGGATCATCGGATAACATGACCAAGGACATGTGGACGGCGTTCGCCAGCGTTTCGGCGCTCAGCACTTTCCTTTTCATCATAGGCCTGCTGGCAACGAGGAAAAAGGGTGGCTAGCCAGATCAATCCGGACCTGCTCTACCTCCTGCCCAGGGAATCGCTCCTGGTCTTCGAGGACGCCCGCCTGTTCGGGCTCCTCCAGGCGGTCTGCAACTACTACTCCCCGCGCAACGACCAGCCCATGTGGGGGGGCCTCATGCGCGCCATCGCCCAGGAGCTCGCCCGCCTGGACTACGACTACCAATATGATATTGTCACGGGGGAGCCGCAGTACCTGACGCCCCCCGACGCCCGCCGCCGCTGGGCGGGGCCGCTGTCCGTGGGGCGCAACTTCCCCCCGCCCGCGCAGTTCGACAAGGGCGACTTCACGGGGAGCCCCGTGGTCCCCTCCCTGACCAACCCGGTGGGGTACAGGGACATGCTCGTCGACCTCCTTGCCGCCTACCGGCTCGGGGCCACCTCCAAGGCAATCGAAGACGTGATCTACGCCTACACGGGGAAGGCCATCAAGGTGGTGGAGCTCTACACGCAGATAGGGCAGGGCGTCTACGACCAGTCGGACCGGAACGCCATCCAGGTGAGCGTCAACGCCTTCGGGAGCAATCCCCTGACGGAGGTGCAGAGCCTCGGGCAGCTCCAGGAGATAGTGCGGAGCCTTTACGGGGCCATCGACCTCGCCAAGCCCGCCCACGTCGGCCTGGAGTTCACCACGGTGTTCGGGGAGACCGAGAACCTCCCCATGTCCATCATCGACACGCTGCGGATCATCGTCCAGCAGATAGAGGCAGCGCCGCTCGACCCGATGCTGTGGATAGCCCCCATATTCGACGTGAAGCACCCGAAGACGACGCTCGCATCGTTCGGACGCCGCATGACGCCCTTCCTGACCTATGCCCAGTGGACGGCGCTCCAGGCCCTTCCCGCCCCGTGGGACCCGGCCGCGACGTACGCCAGGGGCATCCTGGCGAGCCTCTCCACGATCAGCCCGCCGATGGCGAGCTACCTCATGTACCGGGCCCTGAAGAAGAACGTCGGGCAGTCCCCGGCAAGCAGCCCCTCCTACTGGAAGCAGCTCCCCAGCCCCGCGGCATGGCAGGCATACCATCCGCTGCCTTCCGGGGCTTACATCCTCGGCATCGCCCCGTGGGCGGGCGGCTCGCCGTTCTATGCGGGCCAGTTCATCCTGGACCCGAATGGCAACTTGCAGGTTGCGACCACGGGGGGCATATCCGGCGCTTCCGTGACGTTCAGCACCACCAAGGGGGACATCACGGACGACAACGGCATCCTGTGGGAGAACCTCGGCACGAGCTACCTCACCAGTCCGCAGAAATGGATCCAGGTCGTGGACAAGACGGGGAGCCCCACCGGCGAGGTTGCCAATTGGAACGTCGCCAGCCCGATGGGCCTCGTGGCCCCGAGGGAGTCGAACGCCTGGGAGATTCGTAAAGACTCATTGCAGGTATTAAACTTTGATTGAAAAAACAACTTCCCATTGGTATTATAGGGGGGGGTTGTCGTGTTCGTCTACCTGATCGTAAACCATGAGACCAGCAAATATTACGTTGGTCAGCACAAAGGGAGCAACCTAAAGAAGTACCTCCAGCAGAAGCTCCACCACGCCCGGAGAGGAATCTCCGAAAACTCCCGCCTGTTCCATTCCATGCGCAAGCACCCAGACCCCAAGGTCTGGTCCATCCACGCCCTACGATCCGACATCCAGGACAGGATCGAGCTTGACCAAATTGAACGGGACTTCATCAGGTTCCTGCGCTCGCAGGACCCGGAGTACGGCTACAACATCCAACGGGGAGGGGAGGGGTTCACGGGGCCGCACACGAAGGCCACTTGTTCTAAAATATCTGCAGCAAGTAAAGAGATGTGGTCATCCTATAGTCCACAAGATCGTAGAGTTCACTCACTCAAAATCCGTAAGGCTAAGCAACTTAATAAAAAACCACAGATAGAAAAACTCTGTCCTGTCTGTGGGGGGACCTTTTTCGTATCCTTTGGAAAAAAGAAGAGGGTATATTGCTCATCAACCTGCTTTTTGCATCGGATAAAAGACAAAAGGAGTGAGCAAATAAGATTGAACGCCTTGCGAAAGGCCCAAAAATCTCCCACGTTTCATATTCATATGTCGGAAGCTCAGTCCGTTCGGCGAAGACGGGAAAGGGAGCAAGGGATTAAGCCCGTTATGCCCATGCGACATGTATGGACCGATGTAGAAAGGCTTAGGCAGGCTGAGCGGATGAGGTTGCGACAGCAAGGAAGACCCATGCCAAAATCTCAAAGAGACGCTATTTCCAATGCACTCAAGGGGATGGTATGCGACGATAAACGAAAGGCCTCTTTAGACAGAGGCAGGCATACACGTTGGCATGTTGCTAGAGGTATCCTCAGCAATGGTTGCGGGTTTTGTTTGAGGGCTTTAAGTCCCCTAAATAGATGAATACAAGCATGGGGATCAAATGCTTCCTCGTGGAGCCCATATTCGGGGACAAGCGCATCGACGACTCCGATTATCCCGTATGGGACAACCGGGAAATCCTGGGCTTTGTGCGCAACGACACAGGCGAGCGCCACGAACACGTGCATGAGTTCGGCCCGGGAGCCATGTGGCATTGCTACTGGTACGTCAAAAACGCCATATGGAAGAACGAGACCGAGCCCCCGCTTTGCGTCGTCCTCCCCAACGGCTCCGACTGGAGCATCGACGGGCATTGTTCCAATTGCACAATGAAGGACGACTGGACGCACCGCTGCTGGCCCAGGCGGGGGGAGCCCCCCAACGTCACCGTGGACAAGAATGCCGGGCCGACATGCCCCGTGGGGGCGGGCAGCGTCCTGGCCAATGGCTGGCACGGGTTCCTGAAGGACGGCGAGCTTCACCAAGCATAGGAGGCAAGGGACTACCCGTTCCTAGTTAGATGAAGAAGAAGTCCTACCTTTCGCCGGCCAACGGGACGCTCGAAATAACGACGACGCGCTCGGCGCAGCCGTCCGCCTCCATAGTCCTGGACCTCGGCATACCCAATTTCTCCATATTTTCCGTAAAGTTCCCGGCTCCTCCCAGCGACCCGGGCGTGTTCCGGCAGGTGGCGAGCGAGGCCCTGGCCGTGATGCTGGACGAGATGTCGGCCTTCATGCTCTCCACGGGGTACGGGAAGGACGTCATCGCCAAGATGTACGCCCTGGCCCTCGAATGCTACAGGGAAATCACGGAGAGGGGGAAGGCGGAGGAGGAGGATAAGGACCCCACGGTGAGGACCGCCAGGGGGAGCTTCGAGCTTCCCATGGGGTTCGTCAACGAGACGCAGAAGCACGTGGTCACGGCGGGCAAGAAGGTCAGGAAGGCCCCGAAGTACAGGGCCCTGGAGTTCGTCAAGGACCGCCCGGAGAAGCCGTCCAAGAACGACGTCCTCAAGGCCATCAGACGCTACAGGTTCCAGAGCATAAAGACGCAGCCCTTCCCCCTCTACCTCGTCGTGTACGACAAGGAGGGGAACCCCAAGGGGACGCTGTCGCTCGGGCCCGGGTTCCACAACGAACTGCTCAGGATGCAGTACGGCAAGAAGGCGGGGCAGTGGGGGGTGCGCTCCTACGATGGGGACTCCGCCCACGACATCCTGGACAGGTACAGGCAGCCGGGGACGGCGCTGGGCTTCGATGAGCCCATACCGAAGGAGAACGTCCCGGCGCTCCTCGCCGAGATAGAGGGCATGGCCCTCGACACGCCCGAGCGGAAGCAGGACTATGTCGCGGTCGCCACCTTCCTCCTCGACCACGGCTCGGAAGTCCCCCATTCCGTCCGCCGCAAGGCCGCATTGCTGGCCAGGGAGCTTTTCAGGGAGCCCGAGGTCAAGGGATGGAAGGACCAGGAGGCCAGGAGGCAGCAGGTGAAGAAGGAGGTCCTCCTGCTGGAGGGCGCGAAGGGCAAGGCTGCGGGCGTAACCAGCCTTCCTCCAGGAGGCGGGGACTCCGAGGAGGCCCTTGCCCAGAAGGTCAAGGACGGGGGAGGCAGGTTCGATGGCATCTCGGGGGGGCACGTCTGGTTTACCGACCCCGACCCATCATGCGGGTCCTCGTTCGTGCTCCGCTTCGAGGACACCACCCCGGAGAACGTCAAGGCGAAGATAGAGAAAAGCCATAGGGAACACGAGGATGCCGCGGCCAGGGGCAAGGTAGCCAAACTCGCCCTGGCGCTCCCCAAGGACCTCGTCTACCACCATACCAGGCTGGAATACCTGCCCTCCATCAAGGCCGAGGGGTTCATACAGGGCTCGTTCTCCTCCAGGCCGATAAGCGTCTGGGGGGACGTATGGCTTGCCGTAAGCCTGAAGGACCTGGGCCCGGTCCAGCGGCATCCATACGGGAACGTGATCGCCTACGAGCCCGGCGACTGGCTGTCCCAGCATCCCGTGCCTGCCGACAAAATCTACGTCATGATCCAGAAGGGCAAGATTGTCGGACGGCTGTCCGACTTGGCGATTGAGAAGAAGGCCGACTACATCGACGAGGAGGGCCACTGGGCGGGAGAGGGCGACGCGGCGTCCGGCATCCTTCCCGTATGCCCTGCCACCGGGCGCGTCTGCCTCGCATGGCGCAGCGCCGACGTCCTGAAGGGGAACTGCTGGGGCACGATAGGCGGGGCGGTGAAGCAGGGGATGTCGCCCGCCGACAGCGCCAGGCACGAGCTGAAGGAGGAGACGGGGTACGGGGGAGGCATCCTGCTCCATCCCGCCTTCGTCTACAAGGACGGCAAGTTCCAGTATTTCAACTTCGTCGGGGAAGTGCAGAGGGAGTTTGCCTTCCGCCCCGTAGAGGACAGCGCATGGGAGACGGACAAGATAAGGTGGGTGGGGCTGGACGACGCCGAGGCGCTCATGGAGTCCGATCCCAAGCAGTTCCATCCCGGCATGCTCGCCCTGTTCGAGGATTCCGGCAAGATGATACGGCGGCTGTGCCGGAAGGGAAGGGGCATGCCCGGGGAAGGCAAGGGGGGAACAAAATGACGGAGAAGCACGATGCCATCATCAGGAGGGGGAGGATCACGGTCTCCAGGGAGGACACCGGGGAGGTCCTGTACCGCGCCGACAACATCATAACCGACGTCAGCAGGTGGTTGTTCTCCATCTTCATGGCGACGGCGAGCCCCATCTCGCTGTCCCCTCCGCAGACGCAGCCCATCAGCGTGCCGGCCGTCGAGCCAGCATGGGGCGCATGGGGGCTGGCCCTCGGGGCCGGGAGCCCGACGTGGGCACCCGAGACGCAGCCCATAGAGACCGCCTCGCAGGTGGCGATGGTCCAGGAAATCGCCCGCATCCGGCTCTCCAGGATAAACTTCGTGACGCAGGACAACAGCGGGAACTTCAACCCGGTCAACACCATATCCACGAGCGTGGACTTCCAGACCACGGTCAACCCGACCGTCGACGGCATCGTCCAGGCCATCCGGGAGATGGGGCTGATCGGGGGAGGGCTCCCTTCTACGCCCATGCAGACCGCGCCGTACTTCGACGGCGTGCCGTCCTCCTACCCCAGCGTGGCGGCGGCGCAGCAGACGGTCATCCTTTTGAACTATAAGACATTACCTCCTTTGTTACTTCCACCAGGAATAAACATCATCTTTTCGTGGATTTTTTCCTTCTGATTCTAAAGGACTTGTCATGTCGAAGGCCGCCCCGTACAACGAGGCAAGGGATCGGATGGGCCTGGTCGAGGAGAGCAGGGCGCTCGTCGCCGCCTCGCTGGACCCCGACACACCCCCCTCCATGGTCGGGGACCTCGCGCTGGGGATGGCGGAGAGGTGCTGGCGGCTCCGGAGGGCGTCCGGGGGGCGCTCGACGTCCGGCCTGGGGTTCCACGTTTCCTTCTGGAGGCACGCCGTGCTGGGCGACCGGCTGCTGACCCTTGCGGGAAGGCTCTACCTGTGGTGGACGCTGGGGGTGATGCGCAGGTCCCCCGACGACATCCTGCCCCGGGTCGGTGGGAAGGACGGGAGGAAGTAGGCATGGGAAGGATACTGGCGGTCCGTCTCGGCGAGAGGCAGGAACTGGGGAATGGTGCCATCGACACCGGCTACAGGATTATCCTCGCCGTCAACGTCATCCAGGCCGACGTGCAGACCACCACCTTCTACGGCGACCAGCTATTCCAGATGACGGGCTCCCCGTGGGGGGCGGGGACGGTCGACGTGGGATCCCTCGACAGCATAGCCCTGTACAGGAAGTTCCTTTCGAGGTTCCTGATGCATCCCGTCATGTGGGCGGAGTTCGAGTCCGTCCCCCCGAACCCGTCCCTCGCCAGCTCCGGGATATACCTCGTCCCGGCCCAGCCCACCCCATTCCCCACGGTCGAGGCCCCGCTCGTCCTTATAGGTAACGGGTACGATTCCCTCAGGGGATGGTGGGTGAAGTTCCAGGGCAACTTCAACAACACCATCCCCCTGTTCCGCAAGTTCCCGAGCGTCGTCGGGGGGCCCGCCGACTACTCCATCAAGGGAAATTGAAAAAAGCGGCATTCCATCGGTATTGATGCTGCATGGGCGGCACCCCGAAAATCCTGTACAAGCAGTACGGCGGGAAGTCCTCCATCGCCAGGTGGATAGTCTCGCATTTTCCTCCCCACAGGGTCTACATGGAGCCGTTCTGCGGCTCGTGCGCCGTCCTGTTCGCCAAGCCCAGGTCGTTCATCGAGATCGCCAACGACCTCGACGGGCGCATCGTCGGCATGTTCAGGCAGGCGAGGGAGAACCCCGAGCAGCTTGCCGCCCTCCTGTGGGCGACGCCCTATTCCAAGGACAACTGGCGCGACGCCGCATGCGGCGATGACGCCCTGGAGGACGCCAGGCTGCTCATGGCCCAGGGAACGCAGTTCTACTGCGGGAACGGCAATACCAGCACGTGGGCGCTGGAGAAGTCGGGGGTGCCGCACAA